TACAATTCTAAATGTATTATAGTCTACAGTTTTAGTTGAGGCAGGTAAACTATATCTAACTGAACCAGCTACAAGTGTTTCTGTTTGTGTAGCATGGTTAAATGGATAATTAAATTCTCTTTGATTTATGTATCTAATAGCTTCATTAACAGCGTTCTTTGCTTGTGTTTGTACACCCCTAGCCGTAGAAAAAGTAGTAGATGTTAACTCTACCTCATTCAGATGGGTCAAAACTTTATTTACAAGTGTGAGGTATGATTCAGCCATTTATAATATTCTCTGGTAAGAGTAAGAAGGGGCAAGTTGCCCTGCCCCCTCAACTTAGTTATGCGAGTTGGTCGCGGTCTACTTCTTGAGCAGTCATGTCACCGGGGTCATCAACATCCAAGCAAACAGCAAACATGCGGATTTTACCACCTGTTGTTGTGCCTGTCATTGCCTGAATTTCAACGTCAATGGTATCTGAAGTGCCACCAATAAGAACAGGAGTTTGTCCTGCTTTAAAAGCATAGTCACCTACAGATGCGCCATCAAAATCAAAACCGTCAACAAAGTTATCAAGGTCTCCACCTGTGATACCAAAATCAAAATCTGTGTCAGTTGAAGTACCTGTATGAGCAGATGTTACTTCAAAACCAGCACACATGATTAGGGTATTCGCAGGAATAGTCAAACCCGGAATAACATCATTAGCAGCAAGGGCTGTGCCTTTATCGCTTGCAGCAGTAGCAAAGTTTAACTCTGCTGAAAGCAAGTAAGGCTTACGACCACGAGCGTCATTTCCACGTGCTACGGAAGTAGTATTATCACCAAGAGCCATAATTCAGTCCTCCCTTACACTAGACAGAAACGAGCGTTAACAAGAGCCTCTGGACGAAGAATCTTGCGTCCATAGAGGTGCATACCACGAACAATGTCAGCAAAGCTGTCAGGGTCACGATATGTCTCTGTCTTGTTAATTTGCTCTGCGGTAGCAACGGCAGATGAATGTCCACCAACAATCACACCAAAGTTGGATGAGTTAGTACCACCAGTAGTGGCAGAACCTGTTCCAATCTCAGGAAGGTTGTTAGAAACATACACTTGGAAGCCGTGCAGGTTATTAACAACAAGTCCGTTGCGAAGTCCACCTGACTCACCATAGTCTTGGTTCAGAAGTTTAGAATCTTCATCCTTCAAGATTTCTAGGAATACAGGATTGACTACAAGCCAACGACCTTGGGTATCCACATTTTGCTGGTCCAGCTTACGAGCCATACGAGCAATAATCATGGTTGGGTTAGCATTGCCTGACCCCGGTACAGCAGATGCACCCGGTAAGCGTGGCTGAATACCAATACCATTGTCGGCAGAGCCGCCAAAGTCATTAGCATCAACTTGCATTTCAGCCAGCAGTTCATTAGAACCTGCAGTAGAAATTGCCTTTGAACCATTTACGGTTGTATTGGCAGTATCTGCTACACCATGAATTGCAGACTGTTTAAAGCCACACATATAACCAAGAACGTCTTGGTCAAACTGGTCAGCCAAACGATACGCAGCACGGTCACTTGCCAATTGCTGGAAGTTCACGTGGCTATGCGCCTCTTCAATGTCATCAACCTTAAACGCAAAGTAGTTAGCTTTGTCGATGGTAAGGTTGAAATCTTCATCATCAAGGTCTTGCGGTGTGATTGTTGTACCACGTGCATAAGCCTTGACGGTGATTTCGGGTTCTTTGATAATCTTAACGGAATCACCCATCTGTGCAATTTCACCAAAGTAGTCATTATTGGAAATTGCTTCAGCAACAGCGGCCTTGCGGAAAGCAAGTTGCACCTGTTTGCTGTAGATAATAGGCGAAAAATTACCGTTAGGAAGATTACCGTACCCACTAGCGGTTGTAAACGCCATAGTACCATCTCCTTATTTAGGTAGTTTTTGTTTTAAACAGATACAAACTAAGGCTATTAGAGGCTGCGTTGCTTGGGTGTGACTGTACGGGTCAGGCCAAACTCTTCAGGTAATCCGTAAGACTGTGTGTTTGCATGGTTGAAGTGTGCATATTGCGCTACACGCACACTTCTTATTGACTATAGTTATATTCAATTTCAACTATTTGTCAACACTTTTTTCTTTCGGCACTTCAATTACATTCATATTCATGCTGAAAGACCTGCGTTCCCCCTTCGTATAGAAAGGATATACGCAGTGAAACAGTTGTGCAGGAAAAACATAGAAGTCACCAACTCTTGGTTTAATTAAGAAATTAGTGCTTGTATAACCAGCAGCCGTTCCATAGGCAAACTGTATATGCCCATGAGAAGGATGATGGTCTTTATAATCTTCTTCCCACTCTTTTTCTATTCCCTCTGGAAGTTTTAAATATCCAACACAAGATAGTCTACCACCTGTGTGAATATGTAAAGGGTTATACTCATTTTCAAATTGCCTTACAAACCAACCTGAAGCAATTTGAATACCATAGTTAAAGTTTTCAAAGTCCAAACCTTTTTTACCAAAATGGTTTCTGTGGTCTGTGTATGCTTGATACTGTAATATAAATTTACCTAGTTCTTTTTGTACTTCAGTTACAGTATCTTCATCAAAGTGTAATTCTTCTGAAACTTTACCAACTAAGTTGTCTGAGTAATCCTCTAACTTATCAGTCATTCTACTGTTAAGTTTTTCTACAAATTTATCGGGCATTTTAAAGTAACCCATTGTAGGGCCAAATGGAGCAATAAACTCCATTTCACTTTTAGGTTCATATATAATACTCATCGGGCTGAACCGCTAATATCATATATAAACTTACCACTGCGAATAGCTTCCATTATCTCATCGGAATGCTTTTCATATTCCTGTGGTGACATTGCCTGAACCTGCGACTCTTTTAAATAAGTGGAAGATTCTTTTGTTTGAGGTGTGCTTCTTGAGCCTTTATTAGACACCGCTTCAGCCGCACCTTTAGTCGTCTTAGTTTTCTTTTCACTTGTTATACCTTTGTCAACTTTGTAAAGGTCAATTGCTCTAGCAGCAGACCTTGCATCATTATCATTTTCATACAGTGCATCCTGCACCCATTTAGGTTGTTCTTCAGCCCACGCATGAAAATCATCACTATCACGAATGTCTCCAAAGTCAGGATGAAGTCTCATTAACTCTGCTTCAGCCTTTTCTTTTGTAGCAGACATTTGCATTTCATCAATTGCTTTTATACGTTCTTCCAGTGCTGTTGACTGTTCACGTGCCTTTTTCATAGCAATTGTTTCAACAATAGCAGCTACATCTGGATAAGTTGTAGCCCACTCTTCAATGTCTTCATCAGACTTGGGCAACTTCATCTCTTTTTGTGCAGCAATAGATAGTTGACTTTTTAAACTCTCTATTTCTTTTTTAAGTTCTTCTGCCTGTTTTTGCTGATGCCTACGTAAATCAGAATAACGCTTTTTAAATGTTCGCTCTTCTGCGTTTGTAGGTTCTTCCTCTTCTTCTTTTTGCTCTGGCTCTTCTACTTCACCTTGCTGTTCTTTTAGTAGTTGTTCCAGTTCTGCTTCTTCTTTTTTAATCCGTTCTTCTTGCGAATACGGTTTACTTACAAATGCAACTTTCTTTTCTGGTTGCATTTCTTCTGCCATAATAGCTTGTTCAGCCATTTCTTTTCTCCTTATGGGGCTAACCGTAGCCAGTGTTGGGGGGTTAGGTAGCCATTGATATGTGGATTATTTTTTAGAAGCTAACCCACTTTGCTTCATCTGTTGGGCAAGTTTAGTTTTTTTAATTAAACCACCTTCAGCAACCATTGCTTCACCTGTTGAGGTTTGATAACCACCACCTTCTGCTCCAACTTGTTCTGCTGCTGAACCACCCATTTGACCTGTTCCACCAAATGGGTCTGAGTCACCGCTGCTATAGTCAAAGTTTCTTGCAGCTTCTGCTGCTCTTGTTGCATCATCTCTTGCTTTTTTTGCCTTTTGTTCACGAACCTCATTAAGAATTTGTGTAGCACTTTTACCTGAAACACTAATTTTATAACCAGAAGGAAGATTAGCAGCAGCAGCAATAGCTTCTTGTTTTCTTTTTTCACCAGCAGAAAATGCAGCTTCTTGTTGTTGTTCTTTCTTTGTTTTGTCTCGTTCTTTCTTAATTTCAGGTTCTTTTCCAAACGAATCTTTTAAAGGTCTGCCTTGAGAGTCAACACCCGTGGCTATGAGTTCTGCTAAACTTTGACCTTTATATTCTATACCCGCTTCTTTTGCTAATGCTTTTGCCTCTCTATTGTCTAAGTCTTTGTTATAATTTTCACCAAAGTTTTTCTCAATAGCACTTTGCACTTCAAATATACTAGCTAACACTTCATTTGTTTTCCCACTAAATC